ACAAGACCGCCATGGAGAACGGACTCATCTTTACCAATCCGACCATTTTCGGCATGATGGGCGGGAAGCTGCAGGGCGCAGGAGACGCAGGAGCAGAGGCGCTGATCGGTGTCAACTCGCTTACGCGTAAGATACAGGATGCAGTTGCAAGCGTAGGCACGAATGATCCTGACGTGATTTATGCAGCAGTCAAGGCAGGCATGGAAAACGCGAACGTCGGAATCTACATCGGAGAAAGAGAATTTGGTCGTATGCTCAAGGGGCAGGGGGTGGTTTTCGTATGACAAATATCACATATACGTCTTCGGACGGCAATGTATACGCGCTGACTGCTTCCATGGCCATGAGGCTAAAGACGGCAAAGTTCCACAGTTTTTCGTGGGAGAGCGAAGTCTCTGAGCGCACGATCGGCGAGCGCGTCGACAGGTGGAAAAAGAAAGCTGCCGAATATGCTGTAACAGTACAGTTTCGCGGGACACTGGCAAAGAGAAGGGAAAAGCTTAATGCCTTCCACGCGTCAATCGAGAGAGACATGGTTTACAACGCCCCGGGAAGATTAACCTGGGGCGAATCTTATATATCGTGCTTTATCCAGTCGTCCAATACATACCCGTCGGATGATCATGACAATATAACTTATAACGACTTAGAGATATACTGCCCGTCCCCGATGTGGATACGCGAACAGAAAATAACAATCAATCCGGTCGAGATAGTATCGGACGAAACAGATATTAATTACAATCCGTCATACGGATATCCATATAGTTATCCGCCCGATTCTGGCTTTGCAACTATCAGGGTCGACCATTATGCCCCTTGTGATTTTCGGGCCGTACTACATGGCCCGTCCGCCGGCATGAATGTGCAGATAGGCAATGTACATATGATCGTTGTCCACACCATCCCGATAAACGGCTACATGGTAGTGGATACGAGGGACTTTATTCCTGCGGACAAGCACTGTTATATCGTATCCGATGGAGTTGAAACAAACTGCTTCAACGACCGTGACCCGGCAAGTCCACTCCTCGCAAAGATTGACCCCGGGATGCACACCGTCAGATATGCAAGGGATACCAAACTGGAGTTGACTATATTCCGAGAGAGGAGCGAGCCTGTATGGGAGAGCTGATATATCTCACTCCGGAACTGACGGAGATAGGACCGTGTAACGAAAACATCGATTTTGATGTAGGCGAAGACAATGCTTCCAATGACTTTTTGCTCAAGGGTATCATCCCGGACGGCGTCGGCGGTATCTATGTCCCTGGCACGGAGTTTGGTGGACTTGTCGGATACACACAGACCGCAAACAAATTCGATGTCGTGAGCAACAAGGGATATACATGGCGCGGTCTGCTCACGCTTGGCATCATCTCACCGCCCGCAGGCAGCAGCTACAAAGTGGTATCAGGGGACGCAAATGCAATCCTCGCCGAACTGCTCGGCGGTTACATGGGCGGAATCTTTACGATACCGGAGGAACCGTCCGGCATTACGATTACTGATTATCAATTTCCACTGTATTGCACCTTGCTCACCGGCATCACCGGAATGCTTGAGGAGTATGGAGCAAAACTGCGGATCATTGCGGAAAAACCAGCCCACGGCGGCGAAGTGGTCATAACAATCGATGCTGTCGAGTCCGCTACGATTGAGACGATGTATTCACAGGAGTCGCCTGTATCACTCACGTATACAGATAACCGTCTCGGGATAAATCATCTGATCTGTCTGGGTGGCGGCGAACTGCAGGAGCGTACCAGAGTCGACCTGTATGTGCAGGCAGACGGAAGCATTGGCACGACACAGTATTACACCGGACTCGATGAGCGCACGGCAGTATACGATTATTCCAATGCGGAATCAGAGGCTAATCTGATCAGATGCGGCAAGCTCCGCCTTAAATCGATGGCAACAGGGAAAACACTTACAATCGACAATTCGGACGTCGATGGTGATGTGGGTGATTATGTGAGCGCATATTATAACGGAGCATCTGCGTCTGTACGGATCACAGAAAAGATACTGACCATCACAGGCGGGACATGGAAATACGAATCTAAAATAAAAGGAGCAACGTAATGGCAAGATTGATAAACGGCAATAGTGTACAAGGCATAACTGCACAGACAGATGCCGATTTTTACGGCGGGATTGCCGGGGGTGTTACCGGGATACTTGCCATTGGCCGAAGGATGGAAGCAGAAGTCGTGAACAATACGCCGCGCATATATGACGGCACACTGCTCACCAAGGAAGGCAGACGTGTGCAGATTGATTATGGCAGTTATGATGATTTTTCTATTCCTGCCGGTACGGAAGGCGTAACAAGATATTTCCTCATCGGCTACAAGCTGACTACGGAGAGCAATGGAGCGCAGACGTGCAGTACATTTGTCGAGACTTCCACGGCGTCCGGCACCATCGAGGAGCACATGCTTAAGGATGGTTATACGGATGTGTATATCAGCCTGTACAGGGTCACACAGACGGGCACAGTTAACACCATCAGCGACTGCCTCAGGCCGCAGTTTGCATCGCTGGCGCTTGCGGACGAAGCGGAAGAGACGACAGAGAGGAATATTTCGTGGAGAGGCCTCAATGTTAAAGTATCTGTCTATCGTGGCAAGCTTGTACTTGTGTCTGTGGTTGGAACTCTAACGCAGGCAATTAACATCCGCACTAGCGCGGTTACTATCGCAACGCTGTCGGATATTCGGCCAGATCAGGAAGTATCCGGCTGGGTTATTCTCAGCTCCACATATTCCGCACGGTATCGATGGCTTACAAATGGCACATTCCAGCTCAGCAACGGCCGCAATTTAACAGACGGGAGTATGGCGAACATTCCGACTAGTTTGATGGTCGGTTTTAATTTTACATTCTCTCTTTAAGGAGTAGTTATGTCTAATACGATATTTATCACAGCCAACTGGACCACGGGGGCGCTTTCCCAACAGACTATCTCGAAGCAATATGACAATAACCGCTATGCTGTGCAGTTTATCGGATATCCGGAAGGCGACGGCACCGAAGAGCTTGATCTTTATCTGCTCGTATGGATGTCAACCGCTCCCGGCCAGAAGCCCGGAGAGATTACGCCGATACAGCTCAACTCTGACCAGTGGTATATCAGCAATTACTTCACCCAGCAGGTGCAGGTTATTAAATTCCAGCTGTGCGTGCTCAACAAGGCCGGGACATACGAGGCGCATTCTCCGATATTCTCTGGCAGGATCGGTGATTCCCTGGAACATAACGGAACATCGCATGATATTGATGTGTCAACACTGTTTGATGCATACAGAGAGTATGTTGAAGAGCTGATTATCGGGGCCGGTGCAGTGATCATTGACCCCACCCCCACACAGGGCAGTACAAATGCTGTGAGTAGCGGGGGAGTGTGGGAAGTAAATCACAAAACAGTCAGTGATGTGACTGTATTTGCTAACATTGACATTTTGGATGCATGGATTGATGGTTACTATTACAATGGATCATCATCTATAACCAACATTAAGCCGGATGATGAAAAAAAAGCATCTGATAACTTCTCATGCATGGTTGTTGAGTGCTTTGCTGATGATGTGTTCTATTTAACTGGACAAGGAGGTTCGGGAGCAAAGCTGTGGTTATGGACAAAGTCAAACGGTGATGTTATATCAAGAGCAACCTCTAATACCGTTGGTGATAATTTGGAACTGACTCCGCCTAATGATGCGGCATATTTATATGTGGCTTGTTCTAACACAAAAGTGCATGAATTAAAAAAGGGGAAAACAACCAATGATAGGATAAATAATGTTCTTTCTGATTTTGCGGGAGCGGAAAAAGTTGAATCATGGGTGCGCTACAAGTATATAGCTACAAACGGACAAACCGTTGATGTTAGCAATCCAACTGATGGGTATGCAAATTCCTATGTGATTTTACAGTGTGCAGAAGGTGATATTTTCATTATCACGGGAAGAGGTGGAAGTGGAGCGAGACTTTGGTGCTTTGCGGATTCTTCATATAATGTTATATCAAGAGCGGATTCTTCCTATAGCGCTATTTGTGAGAGTGTTGTTGCTCCTGAAAATTCAGCATATTTGATTGTTAATGTTAATCATTATCGTTATTACGCATTATATAAAAGGGGAGCAAATAGCTTCGAAACAACCCTAAACAAGCGTGTGTCAAACATAGAAAATGTAGTGTCTACCTTGCCGAAATACTTTGAAAACGAGGCACAAGATACAGCATCAAAAATTGTAAACGCTTGTAACGAAGGCTCGTATGTTATTGGCTTTATAACGGACAGTCATTATGGCATTTCTAATTCGTCCTTTAAAACTAATTGGAATGACACTATTGCCACAGTCAAAAGAGTAAATGAATTGCGCCCTTTTAATATGCTTATACATGGTGGCGATATGGTGGATGGGAATGTATCAGCAAGTGCCACAACCATAATTCTTAATCGCATGAAAAGCGATATGATGGGGGCAACCTCGCATTTACATTTGCTGACAGGGAATCACGATGATAACCTCACATATTTCAAGGCACAAGGATCAGGATTTCTGACAAGGCAAGAACGCTTTGGAATATATGCATATGGTGAGGATTCTGATGAGGTTTTAAATCCGTTTTCTGCATGGTATAAAGATATTCCAAATTTAAGCCTGCGAATTATTGGACTTGATTACATCCTTGACGATGTTGTGTACACAGAACAGGGACACGCTTATTGGGGATTTACTACAGAACAGATAGAATGGGTAAGAGATTATGCACTTAACACACCCAATCAAGTTGTGTTCTTTTCGCACGGCCCATGTACCACGGAATACGGATATGGGCGTGATGGTGTTCCTACACTTGTGAGGAACGGCGATGCTCTAAGGAATGTTATTGAATCCTTTGTTGCCAATGATGGTATAGTAGTTGGATTTTTTCATGGACATACACATTGGGATTATATTGGACAATATAGTCAGACCAACGGATTTAAGGAAATAGCAACAGGCCGTGCAGTTTTTGATATGTGGACATCTGCCAATATCACATATAAGCCGGATGGTGCAGTTTTTGAAGAAAAAACATGGAATACTGTAACACAAGAACTGTGGGATGCAATTATCATTCTTCCTAAAAGCAGAAAGGTAAAAATTATACGTTTTGGAGCAGGTTCAGACAGGGAATTCAGCTATTAAAAAGGAGACAGCATGACCCAAATCATCATCGGCACAACGCCGACAATCACATACACTTTTAAAGTTGTCTTTCCGGCTGACCTCGACGGCGAGTAAAGCGGTAACAAGTACGCAGTTTACAAAGGTCGCGCTGACATTACAGACCGCAGACGACAACATCATCGAAAACCGCGCTTTTGATACATTGTATGAGGGGAAATAAATGCAGTATATTCCATGGATAATTAGTTTTTGTTCCCTGATTGTCGCTATCATGTCTCTGGCTCATAATGCCAATAAAGACAAGACCACCGAAATCAGGGAGGACACCGAAAAGTTTGACAGCATCGAGAAGTCACTGCTTAAGGCAAATATCAAACTCGATACGGTATGCAGTACCACCACAGAAACACGAGCCGATATCAAGAGCCTGAACACTGACTTGAAGAATATGGACACCCGAGTCGTCGTGTTGGAAAGAGACATGAAAACGGCATTCAATGCCATTTCTGAATTGAAGAGGAAGGTGAATCATGAAGATTAACTGGAAAGTCAGGATAAAGAATAAGTTGTTCTGGCTCGCTTTTATCCCTGCCGTCTTGACGCTGATCAGAGCCATTGCGGCACTCTTTGGATATCAGATCGAGACGGAAGCCATCGGCGCACAGCTGACCACGATTGTCGAGGCACTTTTCTCGGTGCTCGTTATCCTCGGAGTCGTCGTTGATCCTACCACAAAAGGATTGTCAGACTCGGAGAGAGCGCAGGGATATGAAGAACCGAATTAAATAATCAATAACCACAGGCTGGGAGTCGTAAGGCTCTCAGCTTTTTTGTTATGGGAGACAATATGCGAAAAATTATAGATGTTTCCGAACACCAAAAGAAGATTGATTTTGCCGCACTTAAAGATTTCGTGGACGGAATAATCCTGAGAATCGGATACGGCGATAATGACAGCACGCAGGATGACAAATATTTTCTGTACAACATCTCGGAGTGCGAGCGGTTGGGTATCCCGTATGAAGTCTATCTGTATAGCTATGCGGACAGCGATGCGCACATCCAGAGTGAGATTGCACACATCAAGAGACTGCTCGCAGGTCGCAATGTCCGCGTGTGGCTTGATTTGGAATATCGTCCCGCAAAGGCATTTTGGAGAAAAGCAGTTGAAGCCTTCCTTAAAGCCTTCCCTTCCGGCGGCGTGTACACATGGGAATGGGTATTTACAGATATCCTCGACGGCATCGAGTGCCCCAGGTGGATCTGTGCATATGGTCCCAATGATGGTAAGCCGCATTATGATTACAAGCCTCATCTGGATTGTCATGGCTGGCAGTACACCAGCAGGGCGTCTGTTCCTGGCATCAACGGCAACGTTGATATGTCGGAGTGGTACAAAGATTTTGCAGAGGCATCAGCGAAAGCACCTGCAGAGGCGACCACAACCATCACAGCGGGCCGCAGTGCTGTTGTTAACAAGATGCTTGCATGGGAAGGGTATAGTGAGCAGAACGGTAAATTCAAGGCATTGATCGATGGATACAATGATTATCTACCGACAGCCGTCAAGGCCGGATGCGCAAACTATGCTGTCAAATATTCCGACGAATGGTGTGCGACGTGTGCAAGTTATGCCTATATCGCGTGCGGACTCGGCTATATGTTTCCCGTGGAGTGCTCCTGTCCGCGGATGATTACTCTTGCAAAGTCTATGGGTATCTGGCAGGAAGCCGATGATTATATTCCGAGCATTGCCGACGCTGTCCTCTATGATTGGGACGACTCCGGCAAGGGAGATAACACTGGCACTGCTGACCACATCGGTATCGTAATCGCAGTGGACGGGGACACATTCGTCGCGATGGAAGGCAACAACGGAGAATCAGTCCGACGCCGCACCATGTCGGTCAATGGGAAATATATCCGCGGATTCATCACGCCTAAATTTTCCGACAATGATACCGTCAAAGAAACCGTCACAAAGAAAACCTATGAAGTCAGCAAGACCGGCACGCCGAACAAATCAATCGTCGTAAAATGGGGACTGCTTAAAAACAATCAGCGTGTTACTCCGCGACTTCAGCCGGACGAATCCGCAAAGCCGTGCAGTTTTGCTCCTGTTCAGCCGTTGACGCGTATCGACGTCTATGACTACATTACCACGGCGAAACGATGGGCATACTGCAAGGTCAATGGCAAATACGGCTTTATCCTCGCATCATCCATCTCCGCATATCTCCGCACTCCGAAACAATCCATCGATAAGGTCGTTGACTGGGTACTTACTGACGATTTCGGGACGCTTGAGACACGACGCAAGGCATTGACGGCACTCGGATATGATTACGATACCGTGCAAAATGCAGTTACGGAGAGGATGAGACCGTCCGGATCTGCAAGTGTGCGACTGTATGCGCCTCGATTCTGGGATAATAATCCTGAATATTTCGGGGACGAGACAATATTTGTTGACGGCAAAAATGTGACTGTTTTCGACACTGGCATGAAGGGGAGTCTTGCAGTCTCCAAGGTCAAAGCGCTC